AACGCAAACCTTCAACTGTAGTTGCTCCAGCAACAAGGTCAACTGGCCCTAAAAAGGTTAGATTGACTAAAACACAGTTAGCTTTAGCAAAGAAATTCAAGCTAACACCAGAGCAATATGCACGTGAATTAATTAAAACGGAGAATACAAATGGATAAAGTTACTAAAAATCGTACAAGTAGAGAAGCGGTAAAACGTGAAGAAACTGATGTTCGAAACAAAGTATGGGAACCTCGTTCAACTTTGCCAGAAATCAATCATGAACCTGGTTGGGCATATCGTTGGGTTAGGACTTCCATAGTTAATGAAGCTGATAACATGAATGTATCCTCTCGTATGCGTGAAGGCTGGGAGCCTGTGAAACATTCAGACCACCCAGAAGTAAATTTACCAGCAGACCCTAACTCAAGATTCAAGGACGGTATAGAGGTTGGTGGACTGCTATTATGTAAAATGCCACAGGAAATGGTAGACCAGAGAAATGAATACTACAGGGAAAAAGCCAAAGCTCAAGAACAGGCTGTAGATAACAACCTAATGAGACAGAACGACCCTAGAATGCCGTTATTCTCTGATAAAAAATCTACTACTTCTAAAGGCAAAAGATAATTTTTTTTAGGAGATATTATTATGGCATCAACAGCCGCACCTTACGGTTTAAAACCCGTGAATTTGATTGGTGGACAGCCTTATGCTGGTTCTACTCGTCAAATTAAAATAGCGTCTGGGTATGACACAAACATCTTCAACGGGAGCGTTGTATCTATCGTTACAGCAGGAACACTTGAGATAGTAACCACAGTTGGTTCTAACTCTTCAGTTTTCCCTGCAGGAACAATAGGAGTATTCGTTGGATGTTCGTATACAGACCCAAACTCAAATCAAAAGGTTTTCGCTCAATATTTTCCAGCAAACACAGTAGCATCTGATGCTGTTGGATATGTTGTCGATGACCCTGATGTAGTATTTCAAATACAAGCTGATGCATCTATTGCCCAAGCTGGTCTTGGTGCAAACGCTCCATTAGCTGCAGTGCAATCTACATCAACTGGTTCAACTGTGACAGGTAACTCTACAACTGCATTGGATGCAACAGTAGCGACTACCACACAGGCTTTCAGAATTGTTGATTTTGTTGACTCACCAAATTCTTCAGTAGGCGATGCGTTTACTGACGTGTTAGTGAAGTTCAATATTGCTCAACATTCTTACACTAACGCAACAGGTATTTAAAGGAGAATAAATCATGGCAATTTCAAGAGCTCAGTTATTAAAAGAGTTGCTCCCAGGCCTTAATGCTTTATTCGGAATGGAATACAGTCGTTATGGAGAAGAGCACACAGAAATCTACGAGTCTGAAACATCAGAACGTAGTTTCGAAGAGGAAACAAAACTATCTGGCTTTGGTCAGGCTCCCGTCAAAGACGAGGGTGCTGCTATCGCTTACGACAATGCTCAAGAAGCGTTCACAGCTAGATATAATCACGAAACCATAGCTTTAGGTTTCTCACTAACAGAAGAGGCTGTAGAGGATAACCTTTACGATACTTTATCTGCGAGATACACAAAAGCTTTAGCACGTTCAATGGCTAATACTAAACAAGTAAAAGCTGCTAACGTATTAAACAATGGTTTCTCAGGTGGTCCTACAGGTGGAGATGGTAAAACATTATTCGCTACAGACCATCCGTTAGTATCAGGTGGTACAAACAACAATACTCAATCAACAGCTGCTGACTTAAACGAGTCATCATTAGAAAATGCGGTTATTCAAATAGCTGCTTGGACTGATGAAAGAGGTTTATTGATTGCTGCTAAACCACGTAAACTAATAATCCCACCAGCGTTACAATTTGTTGCTACACGTCTATTAGATACTGACCAAAGAGTCGGTACATCTGATAACGATATCAACGCATTGAAAAATAACGGTGCGATTCCTGAAGGATATGCTATCAATCATTACTTAACTGATACTGATGGCTACTTCTTAACAACAGATGTACCAAATGGTATGAAATACTTTGTAAGAACACCATTAACTACATCTATGGACGGTGACTTCGACACAGGTAATGTAAGATACAAAGCCCGTGAAAGATATTCATTCGGTTTCTCCGACCCATTAGGAATGTGGGGCTCACAAGGTGCTTAATAGGCACACTTGAGAGTGTTCAGTTTTTCATAGTTCTGAACACTTACTCTGAAAACCCAGCTAATCTCTCGCTGGGTTTTCTTTTTGCTTTTAATTATTCTCAAAGTAGGTATAATTTACTTATCGGGAAACATAGAACTTATCTAACTGCCCCCGAACAGACGCATACACGATAGATAAGTTTTAACTTTGTATGGAGATATAAGATGGCTACATCAACTTTTTCGGGTCCAGTAATATCCAAAAATGGATTTATTAACACAGGACCAGCTAATGTCGTAGATGCTGACTCAAGCGTAGCTTTAACAGTCGCTACACACGCAGGCAAAATTGTACACAATGATGCTGCTGGAGCAGTAACTTACACATTACCAGCACTAAATGCAACAGCAGATGGAGCAAGTTCAGGACCAAGTTCTGATATTGACAACCTAAATAACATTGGTGCTACATTCACAATAGTAAACTCAATAACAAAAACTGGAGACTTGGTAGTTCAAGTTGCAAACGCAAATGACGTTATGACTGGTTCAGCAACAATCGTTGACACAGATACAAATGATAACATGGAAGGATTTGTAACAGCAGCTGCATCAGATACTATTACATTAAATGGAAGCACAACAGGTGGTGTAACACACGCTACAATCACATGTACAGCTATTAGTTCAACTAAATGGAGTGTTTCAGTTATCACAGGTGGTACTGGAGACTTAGCTACACCTTTTAGTGCAGCAGTTAGTTAATAGGAGAAAAATATGAGCAGTAATGGAGAAATATGGGCAGTAACCCCTTCCACAAGTGCTACATACTATAGAGCTGCAGCATCTATATCAGGTGCTGGGGCTCTGACTCTACTCACCAATGACGCAGGCCCTAACGGGGTTGGTTATAAAGTTAGATTTACTTCAGCAGCAGACGACAGTGGAGATACCTTTACTATCGTTGGTATTACTGTGGCTGACGCACTAACAGGAAACTCAACTACAGAAGTCGTTACAGGTGCTGACACTGGGACAGCTGATTCTACTAATTTTTTCACTAAAATTACAAGTATTACAGCATCAGGTGCTTCAGCAGGGAACGTAAGTATAGGAACAACTGGGTCTATAGCTTTACCTAGAACTCGACTAAAAGGGTTTTATTATTTAGCTAGTGGTAGTGGAGGTAGTATTAAATTAAATCTAAATAGTACTTCAGGTACAGAATTGTTAAATATAGCAACACCAGCTAGTGCAACAGGAACACAAGATATGTTTCTTCCTGGCATGGGTATATTGACAACTTCGACTGGTAGTAGTATTAGAGATTTTGCTATAGTTACTATAACTAATGTAACTAATACAGTGTTATTTTGTGGATAGCTAAATATGGCTACTAGAAAAAAAGGGATGGGAATAAAGACTTCGGTTAAGTCTGGTAATTTTAGAAAGACTAAAGCTGGAGCGGGGATGACAAAGAAAGGTGTAGCAGCCTATCGTCGAGCCAACCCTGGTAGTAAGTTAAAAACAGCAGTAACTGGAAAGGTTAAAAAAGGTTCTAAAGCTGCTAAGAGACGTAAATCATTTTGTGCACGTAGTGCAGGACAGATGAAGAAGTTTCCTAAAGCAGCTAAGAATCCTAACTCAAGGTTACGTCAAGCTCGTAAGAGATGGAAGTGTTAACATGGAAGATAAAGTGCAACAAACTATAGCAGTACATTCGGCAGAGATAGACCATATGAAAAAGGATATAGACCATATCATTGTCAAAGTCGATAAAATGGATAAGTCTGTTGATGACATCAAAGAAACTCTTGCAGAAATTAGGGGCGGTAAAGCCGTTGCAATATGGTTCTTTGGTATATTTGGAGTGATTTTAGGGTCACTTGTAACTTGGTGGGTAGGTAAATAGGAGACTAAAATGGCGGTAAGAAAACGAAAAACAAGAGCAGAAATAGCAGCTTTTAAAAAGAGAGTCACTAAAAAACCAGTGGTTAAAAAGAAAGTAGCTAAAAAGAAAGTAGCTAAAAAGAAAGTAGCTAAAAAGAAAGTAGCTAAAAAGAAAGTAGCTAAGAAAAACTTACCTGCGATAAGAAAAAGCACAGAATTGGCAACAACTAAGAAAAACTTACCTGCGGTAAGAAAAAACACAGAATTGGCAACAACTAAGAAAAAATCACCTACAGGTTCTAAATTAGCTCGTGCTGCCAAAAGATTTGTAAGGTCTCCAGTTGGTAAACTTGGTATTCCAGGTGCTCTTGCAACAGCAGCTTATTTTGGTCTTAAAGAATTTGGTCCAGACCAAAATAGATTTAAAGCTAAAAAGAAAACACCAAAAAA